GGCTTCTTTTAAGAGATTAACGGACTGAGCCGGCCGGCCTAAGCCATGCACTAATCTAAATAAAAGAAAAAGGAAAACTAACGCCGTCAACAGCATTAGGGAAAACAATTTTCCTTTATTTAGATTAAACGCTGTTGAAAACTAAGACCAAGCGCGTTTAAAACTTGGAATACTCTAACCGAGTAGGTAACTTTATAGTTAGTCAAACTATGCATATATGAACTTGTGAGTGTCAGGGACATAAGCTGTACCCTCTACCAATGGCACGGTACACAAGAAGAAACCAAAAGAGAAGTCGTCAGCGGCCGCTCTAAATACTCGAGAGTGGCTCATGGAGGCCTGACTGGCTGTAATTTGGATCTTAGTACCAGGTTCATACTCATTGTAGGCTATGCTCGTATTATATGCATGCATCTTGTTCATTTTGCAATGCGTAGTGGAGTAAAACGGAATTTGCAATTGGTACCCGTTGTTCGGAATTTCTGAGTGGATAACACAATTCCTGACTGGTTCATCGAACACCAATGTGCCGTTAGTTAGCAGGTGCGGCGAGGAATAACCATCAGCGCAGGGTGTGAGAGTTGTAACCCAGTGCTTAATCACTGAGGAGGCTAGTAATGCAGTGCCCCTAATGCGAATTCCACCCCGTTGATAACCGTAACAGAGCCCGAAATAATCTATATAATCGATTGGGTTTGCGGGAGTAATGTTCAAGATTGCAGGGAAAGGATTAATGCGGATGAGAGAGGGTTTGAATTCTATACCAGCTGCATCTGATTCGGTATAAAAGTAAGAGCAGTATTTCTTTAAAATCTGCCTAAGACTAGTTACAGTTTCTCCTATGCAAATTGCGGAGTTAGCGTTACCAATAATTGGCGCAACACCAAGAGGAGACTCCTGGCCAACGCGCGATGAATTTGTTTCACCTGCCACATCCATGCCAAGGGCTTCGGGAACTGCTATTTCTTCATCTATTAACTTTAAGGCAGGAGTAAGCCCGGGAACTACCGGTACGGTGCTGATACCTCTGGGCATCGAGAACTCGAAGTCAGGGCCGGCACTCACCTCCATTAAGATAGTGATGTAAGGGTTAACGGTGGTGGGGGCTCTCAGTTTCGATTCTACAATGAGCCACGCCGAACCACTGAACTCTGTGGTACGCAACCAAGGGCGAATGCTGACGTAAGGTACTGTGACTGTATACTCATTACAGAGTCTGACATCAATAATTTCCCTATACAGAGAGCACGAGTTCGCAATGGTGACATTGCCAGTTGCCGGTCCAGGGTCAAACGTGAACAACAAACGTCCAGAATGGAACTCTGTCTTGGTAAATTTGAATGTGAAATTTAACGACCCACGCCAACATTCAAAGGCTTGCGCGTAATAACTTAAGGGCGTGGTGTGAGCATATCCAATTGTGCTCCAGGTGGCACTCTCGTAGAACGAAGCTGGACTTATTGCGGTATTAAAGATTATCGCATCTTCTACCTGATCTACGGACCAGTTCGCATTTTTATAATAGGTTGGAATCTTAAGAACGCTCTGAAGGGACATTTCGTCTTCTTCTGAGCCAACAAACCTACTAAGCGGCGTAATTGAATTTTGTGATGAAAGCCCCAAGTTTGCGGCATTGTCTACATAGTCCACATTACAATGACCGCCAAAGTTTTCTTGACACATTTTTGTTGGTGGTGTGCTATTCAGAGGTTTAGATGCCCCATACGAGTACGCAACACCCCGAGCGAAATCTGAAACCCAAGATGGGATTGACATTATTGATGAAAGGAGGGGTACATTCGCCTTCAAGATGGCACTTGCACCAGCACCCAACGTATGCGCCACCGTTTTAAGTTCTGGATTACTGACCTCTTCATTCGAGTTCCCTCTCATAATATTTCTCCTAGAGCTAACCACGCCACGCGATTGCGGCCTAGCGGGATACGCCAGTTCGATATCTTCACACCATGCCCAAAGTTGAACTGCTAAATTGTTGGTACCAGTAGGAGTCTTCAGTGGACTATAAACCATAAGGGTGGCAACACCAAATGGACCAACACCAGTGGTAGTACAATAGTGTGAAAATGGGCTGGCGTACGGCACCTTTAGGGTGACTGCCGTATCAACCGAAACGTCAAAGTCGACGCGGGGTAACTGTGTAGAGTACATTATGTGACTATTAGCTTGAGCATATTTGTCCGTATTTACCTGGCCCTGGGGAAACCAAGTCAGAATGAGTCGACCTTGTTGGAAACGTTCGCAGTTGATGACCACTCGAAACACCATAGAGGCTCTAAAGCCATAGAAATTAGTAATTTTAGAAGCATACATCGTGTTGGACAACAATGATTCTGGAAAGTTATAAGCGTTAATAACCGCTCCCATGGCAGCGGCCGTCCCCCAAGTAGGCGAGTCAATTAAAATAGGTCTTTTCAAAAAGTCCTTTAGAGTGTGTTCATTGACATCACTCATACTGAGATCTAGCATAGGGTCTGGTAGAGCAAAGGAAGGAGTTGTCAACGTTGCCACTACTTTATCGTCTGCAAAGCAAGTTATTTGTTCTTCGTCGCAAATTGCGACCACCCGTTGGGGTTCAGTTGTTGGGTTGTTATTGTTGTTGTTGTTGGCAGCAGGTGGTATACTTCAACGTTCCTACACCTATTGGAACATTTGCACTCTGGTGCACTGGGTCTTGGAGGAATGCTCCGGGCGCCCCTGTGCGGTAAGACTAAATAGTCCACCCTCTAATTCGGCAGCATGCGTTTCCCATTATTGTCCAGAGATTTGGCCTGGGAGACGAAGATCACACCGAAAGTGACTGTGTCCAAGTAGCTCGTCAGACTACTATCGTGCTATATAAAAGACATCACGCAACGATGTCAGTAGTAGTTTATAGTCAACCACGACTGGCGCTCACACAAATCTAGAAGAAGACCTGCGAATTCCTCACCATCCTCCGAAGCAGTTGTTGATCAACAACAACTGGAACATGGCCAAAGGTGTCGAAACACTTCCGCAGCATTATTGGGGCCCACGTGTCAAACGTGACCTTATCGTGGAGAGCCAGCTCCTTCATTGAATTTTCAAGGTTTACCATGCACCTCTCATTCATATCTGGGCCTTTCTTTACCCAGTATGCTATTTGCAAAACGGTCTCTAACTCCAGAGGCGCAAGAAATCTTGAATCACCAGCGTCCCATGCGAAGCTTCGTTTCAAGAAACTAACTTCTGACAATTTTCGGTAGGGCGCTGCTTCCCCTGACTCCTTTGTTTCCGTTGTATACGTGAGTCCTATTGTGGCAAGGGCCTCTGAAATAGAATTTTGGTTGTACCAGCCAACACAATCTACAGAAATATTGGCGACTACATCATCTCCATACGCGATCATTTTCACGTTGTCATCAAATAGCTTTATTGCCATATATCCTTCTCGGTGTAGTATGCACCAGGCATACCTAAAATATAGATTAACCGCAAAGGTGTTAACAATTGTAGTTAGTGGGTTACCCGATGGCATTCCAATATTCCACATGTATATTAGATCATCGTTAACGTGGATGGAATTGTAAATCTCAGCAAATAATACATTACGGATCACTCCGTCTTCCGCGCTGCCACCACAGAACCAGGATATCGAATTACCTATTATTTGTAGAATTGAAGCTGAATGCGAACCATCAAAGTTCTTAAAGTCGCCAGCGACCACCCTATCTCCAAGGCCAGTTAAATGCGAGGCTAGTTGTGACCATTGGTCAGAATAACAATTAACACCCACAGCTGATCCATTCTCTATTGGGTTCAACATTATAAATCTACAGAACGGAAGAAAGTACATTCTCATGACAATGACCAAAGCTAATGGTGCACAGGATATTAGACGAGTTCGATTCTCACTCTTCTTCTTGAAGGTGACCACCTCATCTTTTAAGCTATCTACATACACGTGCAAGGAGCGTTTACCCTTTGCAGCGAGTTGTAATATCTTCGCACATTCGTCTTTTAGTTTTATACATTCTTTGCTAGACAAGTCGTAATCAACTCCTTTTCCAAAGAAAGCTTCCTTTCCCTTATATCCAGGGGCTGGATCCAACACGTACGGAAAACCCGCGCTGGTGCTTCGTGGAATGGCTTCAAAAAAAGGCACTCCAGGGATTCCACAGCAAG